GAAAAACAATGGCATCAATTATTGGCGTTGAAACGCTCCAACATACTAACGGTACTACTGCGGCTACGATTAAATCAGACGGTACGTTTTATCCTACTGGCGGTATTGTTCAAGTTAAATCTATGAAGATTACTGCGACAGTAAGCACTACCTCTACATCATTTGTAGATACTGGCTTAACATTAAGCATTACGCCTTCATCAACATCTTCTAAAATTTTAATAACTTATGATGCTGGTGTAGGTATATCTGCAAGTGTAGGTGGTCAAGTAAATAGAATAATGAGAGACACCACAGAACTAATGAACAGAGGTGTTCATTGGAGTACGGCTGGTTCATCTTCTAGCACAACAAGTGCTACTTACTTAGATAGCCCAGCAACAACATCTTCTATCACATATAAAATTCAGTTTTTAACACAAAGTTCAGGTAGTACAGCTAGTTTTAACAACACATTTACTGGGTACGCTACGCCAACAGCTAATTTAACACTGATGGAGATTGCAGGATGACAAGTATATTAAAAGTAGACAACATCCAGAACTCCTCTGGAACTAGTGCGTTGAGCATTAATAGCAGTGGCTCTATTGAAATGGACAACACATACTCAATGTTAAGGTTGTCTATGCTTAGTGACAAAACATCCGATGGAGTTATAACATCTTGGGGAAACCCTACTCAAACAAAGCAATTAACAACATTCGGTAATAACCCTGTTACTCATTCTTCTGGTGTTTTTAGTTTTGCTAAAACTGGTGTGTACAGGATTATGTTTTCTTGTAGGATGCTTCATTCAGGCGGTGATAGTACTGTATCAGTTGCAGGACAAGCTAGCTATGATGGTGGTTCAACTTATTTACAGCACATAATTTCTAGTGAAGGCAACTCATCAGGCGGTACAAGCACTGGTGGAATTACGCTCTTAGACTTTTTTAATGTAGATAATATTTCTAACTGTAAATATAGATTTTATGCCGAAAGTCTGGCTGGAAGTTCGCAAATATATGGTGAAAGCAATGTAGATGGAATACACACCACTTGTGTTTTTGAACGCATAGCAGACGTACAGTAGGAGACTGACATGGGATTAACACGAATAAACAATCAGGCTCTTACCGATATAACCTCTGCTGGCTTGCCTAGTGGTAGTGTGTTGCAGGTGGTTAGCAATGTTGATAACACGCAAAACGGATATACAAATTCTGCTAGTCAGGGTTGGCAAGATATTGCAGGGATGTCGGTTACTTTGACTCCTAAGTCATCTTCAAGCAAATTGCTTATAACAGCTTCAATTTCTTGTGGTCATCACGATTGGGGTGTTATGTTTAGAGTTCTTCAAGATGGAAACACTACAAACCTTTTAGGTACTACAGGAGACAGTAGACCATCTGGCACGTTTGGCGCAGTAGGGTATGTGTCAAACGATGATGAAATGTCTACAGGAAGTTTTAGTGGAATTATTAACGCTGGTACAACCAGTGCTACTACTATAAAAATACAAGGCGCACAACGTAGTGCTACTGGTGGTTCAGGCTGGTCTGTAAACAGAGCAGATGATAGTGCAACTAACAACTCTTCTAGGGTAACTGCCTGTTCTTCAATAATAGTCATGGAGATTGCAGGGTGAACCAGAACGATATTCTAATAGCAACGGGGGGTGTATCAGCCCCTCTGTGGCTTCCTGCTATGAACCAGTGGGTAGCCCTAGTCGTTGGAGTTATGTCAGTAATCTACCTTGGCTTCAAAATCTACGAGTTTTTCTGGAAACAGAAATAACTCACTCTACTTAACTTTCCCTTAAAATCTTAATGAATGGAGGTCATCAATATGATTGACCCAGTATCCGCTTTTGCGGCTGTTTCTGCTGGTCATGCTGCAATTATGAAGGCTGTCCAAATGGGTAAAGATTTAACCAGCCTAACCTCAGCAATATCTAAGTATGCACAAGGGGAAGCCGAGCTTCAATTTGGCCTGTCTAAAAAGAAAAAATCTAGGTTTTCTCTAGCTGAAGACAGTGCAATCGAAAAGCATTTCAAGAAAGAAAAGCTAGCCGATATGCGTGACGAGCTTCGTAGTATTTTTCAGTTGTATGGGAAGCCAGGTCAATGGGAAAGACTGCAAGCTGAGATAGCTTCAGAACGAGCTAGAATACAAAAAGAACTCAACTTACGAGCGCACAGAAAAGAACAATTTCAAATCTGGTTTACCGTTATCATCATCCTAGTCTTTGGAGTTGGTGGTCTTGGTTGGTATGTCGCTTGGCTCAAAGGACTAACTTAATGATTAATATTTTACTACAAGGTCTTCTTGGGGTAGCTGGCGAAGCTGTAGGCGGCTACATGGAAACCAAGAAAGCTAAGGCCAAGCAAAAATTGGTCAAGATTGAGGCTGAGACAAGCCTAATGGAAAAACAAATATCAGGGGAAATTGCTTGGGATGTTGCTGCACAAAAAAATTCCAGTGGAAGCTGGAAAGACGAATACCTTACAATTTTGTTCAGTATCCCACTTTTACTCTGCTTCTTGCCGTGGACTGTCGAGTACGTTGAACGTGGCTTTGCAGCGTTGGCACTCACACCTGAATGGTACAAATATACCCTTGGTGTAATCGTATCAGCCTCCTTCGGTATCAAGGGTGCTACTAAGATGTTCGGGGGCAAGAAGTAATGCCCAGACAGATTACAAGATTGAATGAGGGTAGCGAGATAACCATCCCCCTCAGAAACCTAGTATCCATGATTGCTTTTACAGCCGTGTCCGTCTGGGTCTACTTCGGGCTGACAGAGCGCATATCCTTCCTTGAGCATGAGCAAGAGATGATGCTCATAGAAATCGAAGAGAACGATGATTGGATTGACGATTTCCAGCCACCAAAGGAAGTACAGGATACTGTAAAAAGAGTTCAGGAACTAGAGATAGAGATGGCTAGAATGAAACTTTTTCTGACACAAGGAAGAGCATGGAACTAGAGATAATAGCTATCTTTCTACAAGTACTTACCTTGTTAGCTGTGTGTGCAAATACAGCAATCAACATAGTCTACAGAATGAAGAAGTAACTGTCTTCTAAACAAGCAGAAAGAAATACAATGAGCCTTTATAAAAACATTAATAAGCGCAAAGCCGCTGGCACTAGCCGTTCTGCGTCTAAATCAACAATCTCTGACGCTGCTTACGCCAATATGAAAGCTGGGTTTCCTAAAACTGATAAGTACAAAAAGAAACAAAAAGCATGAACCAGCTTATCGAACAGTTAAAACGACATGAAGGGCTAAAGCTAGAACCATACAAATGCACTGCAGGCAAGCTTACAATAGGTGTTGGACGCAATCTAGAAGACGTAGGTATCTCAGAAAAAGAAGCAGAGATGCTGTTACAAAACGACATAGAGAGGGCAGTCAACCAACTGAAGGAACGCTTCCCGTGGACTCTGGAATTAGACGAGGTACGTTTCGCAGCCCTTATCAACTTCACCTTCAACGTAGGGATAGGAACAGTATCCAAGTTCGTAAACGCAATGGCTCTGCTAAAGGCCAAAAACTACGATATGGCAGCGCAAGAATTTTTGAAGAGTAAGTGGGCAAGTCAAGTTGGACATAGAGCATTAGAAGTTAGTGAGCAAATTAGAACTGGAGAGTGGCAATGAGTGATGAAAACATAGGACAATCTATAAATTTTCCTGGGGCAAAGTATTTGAAAAAACCTAACGATAAAAAAGACAAAAAGAAAAATAAAGAAGGTCTAATCAAATACTACAAAAGAATAATCAAGGAGCTAACAGATTGAAAGACCAGTTACAAACACTTCACGATGCTGTGTCACAAGAGTTGCTAGCTCGTGTTCAGAGTGGCGAAGCAACAGCCTCTGAGTTATCAGTAGCAGTCAAGTTCCTTAAAGACAACGGAGCTAGCCTAGACGTTATAACTGCTGAGTCTCCTATGGGTAACCTCCTAGAGAGCCTGCCATTCGAGGCAGTGGCTAACTAGATGGAAGTCCCTGCTCAACTGCAGGACTTCAGAAACTTTCTCTTCCTAGTGTGGAAACACCTTGGCCTCCCAGAACCCACCCCTATACAGTACGACATTGCAGAGTACCTGCAGAGTAGTCCTAAACGAGCCATCATTGAGGCTTTCCGTGGGGTGGGCAAGAGCTATATCACGGCAGCCTATGTCGTACACCAGCTTCTCCTAGACCCAGAGCTAAAGTTTCTTGTTGTGTCTGCATCGAAGTCTCGTGCTGATGACTTCTCCACCTTTACCCAACGGATTATCCTAGAGCTACCTATATGTCAGCACCTGGTAGCTAAGGACACCCAACGATGGTCAAAGATTGCCTTTGACGTAGCCCCTGCCAAAGCAGCAGGTAGTCCATCAGTAAAATCTGTGGGTGTGACAGGCCAGCTTACTGGCTCTCGTGCCGACATCATTATTGCTGATGACGTAGAAGTACCTAACAACTCCATGACACAGATGATGCGAGAAAAGCTTGGCGAAGCTGTAAAGGAGTTTGACGCTATCCTAAAGCCAGATGGTAAGGTTGTGTACCTTGGAACACCTCAGAACGAGATGTCACTATACAACACTCTCCTAGAACGTGGCTATTCGATGCGTGTATGGCCTGCAAGATACCCCACCGTAGAAGGCTCTCAGAAGGCCTACAGTGGCCGCCTTGCCCCTTCCCTATGGGATACCCTAGAAAAGGAAGGAGAGGCTGTCAGTGGGACTCCTACGGACTCTAAACGCTTTTCTGATGAAGACCTCATAGAAAGAGAGCTTAGTTATGGTAGAAGCGGCTTCGCTTTACAGTTTATGCTTGATACTAGCATGTCTGATGCTGATAGGTATCCTCTCAAAATAGCAGACCTGATTGTCTACCCCTGTGACATTGATACAGCACCAGAGAAACTGGTCTGGGGTATCTTCAAGCCTATTGATAGTGTCCCTAACGTGGCACTCTCTGGTGACCGTTTCTACGCTCCAGAGGACACCGTAGGCCGCCAGAAGTATACTGGTAGCGTCCTTGCCGTTGACCCCTCTGGTAGAGGCTCTGACGAGACAGCATACGCTGTTGTAAAGATGCTCAATGGATTCCTGCACGTTGCAGCAGCAGGAGGGATTGCTGGGGGTTATAGTGATGACACCTTGAAGACCATAGCTAACCTTGCGAAAGACCACAGGGTCAACGCTGTGTTGATTGAGAGTAACTTTGGTGACGGTATGTTTACTGAGCTACTGAAGCCTCACATGACCAAGATTTATCCTGTGTCTATGGAAGAGGTACGCCACAGCAAGCAGAAGGAAGCTAGGATTATCGACACCCTAGAGCCTGTAATGAACCAGCATAGGCTTGTTATAGACCCTACGGTGTTGCAGAAGGACTACGATAGTGTACAGCACCTGCCTCCTGAGAAGGCTATGAGGTACATGCTCACCTACCAGATGACTAGGATAACACGACAGCGTGGGGCTTTGGCTCACGATGATAGATTAGACGTGTTGGCTATGGCTGTGCAGTACTGGGTAGACCAAATGGCTGCAGATGCTGACAGTGAAATCAGGATAAGAAAGAGTGAATTATTGGATAATGAACTGGATAAGTTCTTATCGCATGTAAATACCAGTAATCACAGGGCAAAAGCTAGTTCGTGGTTCTAAACTTCCCCTATAGCTATACCGGGGGTTCACTATAGATATATACTAGGGGGTTTAGGGGTTGTTTAGGGATTGTTATTTAGTACCTACCTCCCCTACCCCATTCTAAAAATACTCACAAAAATCTGAAGGGGTATATACGCTAGGAGTTTAGCCAGGCTCCCCGTTACCTTTTCTTTGACTGTCTTTGACTATCAAAAAAACAAACTTAGGCCACCACGGCAGGCCACTTGCTTACTATATAATAGGTACTATCTGGCATTGCATCCGTTCAAACATCCGATTACCTAGCTTGCTTTGGTGTTTTCTTTTGGTGTGTTTGTTTGTTTGTATCTATTTTTTTTAATTATCTTCGTTATCTGATGTTTTTATACTTGACGTTATTATTTATTTATTGTTTAATAGAATCATCAGAGAAGAATGACGCACTGCCACGGCAGACAACCTCTTCAAAGATAACGGCTGAAATGTAGAGCATAAGCGTTACGGACAACCTTGCTAAGCCACTAATAAAAAGAATACGAATACCGAATACGAATAAATAGTAATTGACAAAATATAATATCTTCGGTTACTATAATAAATATCAAAGGCGCAAGAAGTAAGAACCCTTGTGAATGCTAGACCTCTAACAGTGGAAACGCTACGGTCACCCAAGGTTCAATAACAAGCGCAAGCTTAGTTATTACTTGTCTATTGATACGGCAAGCAAGCAAGCCCATAGCAAGGCAAGCTTTTATGATGTTGGCAATATCGTTGTCAGTTGGGGCGCAAGCGATTAAATGTATGAGCTAGCGACACATACAGCCTCAGTCAACCCTAGTCCTAACGCTGGCAGTATCGGGCTGGGGGGTTGCAGCCTCATTCTGTCTACCATTGACAGTTGAGGACGCACCAGGACTCCCTACAGTATTCCTCCCTTTAAATTCTTGGTGCTTCCTCACCTGTTAATGATAGCAGGGTGAAAAAGCTTAGGAGGCTATAGCTATGTCAAAAGTAATTCGTAATCCTATTGGTAATGATAACATTGGCTTTAAACGTACTACTGCACGTTATGGCGAGATTGGCTCATGGTCACAAAATGTGGGCATGTTCTTTGTTTCTCGTTGTGCTGTAACTGGTCAATGGGTGAAGCGCAATGCCTAGTAGTGTAGAATATTTTTTATATATGTGCATGTCTATGATGTGTCTGTTTTCTGCAGGTATTGGCTTTATAAACTATGTCATGCCACTGATGATATGGATATCACTTGTATTAGGTCTAATCCTTTTCTGGTTACCATTCATATTATACACCATTTACGAGAAAGACTATTGGGAAGAAGATGCCTAGTGTTTTTAAGTGGTGGCAGGGTGTATCCTTGCCACCTGTTAAATACACTCATGTATTTAGTACAATGTAAACAGTAATGGGGCAATGTGATGCT